ACTATTGAAAACGAAAATATAGGTGGTTTCTATTTAACTAATTTATTAGCAACAAGAGTTATAGAATTAAAAATACACCCTACGGATACGGATATAATTGGTCTTTTTGTATCGAACGGACTAAAAGTACAAAATGGATTAAAAGTATTGGCAAATGGTGTAACATTTGAAAGCGATCATGATAAATATTACTATAAAATACCTAAAAATCTATATTATTTAGATGATGTATATGACGAGTTCATATACGATGGTGCTAATCAAGTTGTTCAAATAACACATAGAATAGGTATTGACGAAGATGATGAAAAGTATGTATTAGATGAGCCTGTTATAGAATATTTTGATTATTATGATATGCTTATAGGTAATGGCGATTATCATATTTACATGCAGTCATATCCAACTGCTTATATTTATATGAAAGCTATGATACAAAATGATTATACTAATAGTTTTGCTACAAAATATGAATTAAACAGTACAATAGAACAAACAGCTGATGCTATAACTGCTCAAGTAAACGCTAAAGCTGATGAAAACAACATAATAGCAAAACTCAATTTAGCAGTAGAAAATGGTAAAGGTGTTGTTACATTAAAAGGTAATACAGTAATTATCGATAGTGACTACTTTAAATTAGATGCTGAAGGTAATATAATAGCAAACTCTGCTGTATTAGGTGATGTATTAGTAGATGATGGAGAAATGTATATACCTATCAATTTGAATTATAACTATGATTCTAGTGATGTTCAAAGAGTATTAGATATATTTTTGGAAGTAATAGAACCAACAGAAGAAGACTTTTTAAAATATGATTTTAATAGAGATGGAAGAATAACTTTATCAGATGCAGTAGCAACTCAAAGAGTAGTCTTTTTTGGAATAGGTAAAGATACTCCAGGTAAAATTTTATTTAAAGCAGATGGAACAAATTCTAAAATAACTATAATAGGTGGAAATGGAATAGAATATGCAAAGTTTGGTTTTGATGGTATAAGACTTATTGATTATAATGGAAATAATACAACAGTTTCTCCAGGATTAATATCAGTTAGTGATGGAACAAATAGTAAATCATTAACTCCAACAGGATTTGAAATGCCGATAGGTGGAATAACGATGTATGGTGGTTCAACTGCTCCAGATAATTATATGATATGTGATGGAACAGCTATATCAAGAACTGATTATGCAAGACTATTTAATGTAATAGGAACAACATATGGATCTGGAGATGGTAGTACAACATTTAATCTACCAAACTTAAAAGGTAGAGTACCTGTAGGATACGATAGTTCGCAATCAGAGTTCAATGCTATAGGTAAAGCGGGTGGTAGCAAAACAGTCACATTAAACCAAAATCAAATGGCAACTAATACGCCAGCAGTAAGAGTTGTTGGAAACAATGAGTGGTCTTGCGGTATTTGGGGAAATCATGGAACTGGTTATGGTATTAATTTGCCAGGTCAATATTCAACGTCAGGACAAGGACAAGCGCATAATAACTTACAACCATATATATCATTAAATTATATTATAAGAGTCAATTAAAAGGAGAGTGATAAAAAATGGCTTATACAAAAACAAATTGGGTTAATTTAGAAACAGAATTAAACCCAGATAATATGAATCATATAGAAAACGGAATAGAAAACTCATATGGTCAATTTTTAATAGCTGTAAGTGACACGGCACCACTTGAATGTAGTATAGGTGATAAATATTACAATACTACTTCGAATAAAATATTTACAGCTGTTGGTTCTGATACTTGGGATAGTACGGGTGAAGATGCTGAACTTGGTGTATTTTATATAGTATTAGAAACACAAAATATATACACATACGATGGCGAAACATTAGTAAGTGTTGGTGGTGGTTCTGGAAGTGGTGGTGGAGAAAACATACCAATAGGAACAATAAGTGCATTTGCAGGTGATACTGCACCAACAGGATATTTAATGTGTGATGGTAGTGCAGTAAGTAGAACTACATATAGCGAATTATTTGCAGCAATAGGAACTACTTATGGTGCTGGTGATGATTCTACCACATTTAATTTGCCAAATATTAAAGGTAGAACAATAGTAATGCAAGATACAGACGATACTGATTTTGATACACTTGGTGAAACAGGTGGAGAGAAAACACACCAATTAACAGTTCAAGAATTAGCATCACATAGTCATTTGATGGGTTCACAAGGGGGAACACAAACCTCGAATTACTATATGGCTGTTACTCAAAATGGTGCAAATTCAATGGCTACACAAACTACAGGTGGAAATCAACCACATAACAACTTACAACCATACATAGTATTAAACTATATAATAAAAGCAACAATGACAACAGGAACTACATCAGAAGTAGTAAATGAATACTCTGATAGTCAAACTGATGCATATAGTTGTGATTATGTAAATGATTTAGTTGAAGATATATATTCTACAACTGAAACAAAGACTAATAAAAAATGGATAGATGGTAAACCTATTTATAGGAGAGTATTTGATACAGCATCTCCTTCTTCAACTGGATCATCAACAACAATAGCAACAATAGGTGCATTTAGTACATTAATTGATTTAAAAGGGAATATTGATTTAGAAGAATATGGGATAGTTCCTTTGCCACAAGCAATTGTTTCAAATAACATAAATACATTAACTATAGATGGTAAAACAGCAGGAAATATAAAAATGAAAATTGATAATGCTGCTTATTCAAGTAAAAGTGTAATAGTAATAGTAGAATACACAAAAACAACAGATTAAAAGCAAAAAGCCTAGTAAATCTAGGCTTTTGCTTAATCTTTAAAAGTGTGATATAATGAGAAAAAGGGTAAAAAGGTGATAGGGTTATGTTTGAAAGTATTACAATAGGAGATATAACAAAAGCGATAACTTTTTTAACGGTGTTGATAGGTGGCGTAGAGTTTTTAGCGTTAAGAATGAGAAAGTTTATTCAACGTGAAATAAAACCATTAAAAGTGGAATTACGTAAAAACTCTCTTAATACAATGAAAAATACCATATGCAATGATATGATACCGTTAAGTGAAAGAGTGACAGTAGGTAGAGAATATATAGAACAAGGTGGTAATGGTGCTGTAAAAGTAATAGTACATACCCTGGAAGAAGATTATGAAAAAGAAGTTAAGGAGGGTAAAATATGAATTTAAAAAGTATAATTACGCTTATAATAACAATCGTGTTTTCAGCTGCTTTCGGTTATGTTGTGTTTAAGTTTGCAGATAAAGAGCTTGCCAAAGTAATAGTAGCTGGTTTCTTAACAGTAGCAACTTCTGTTATAGGCTTTTATATTGGTTATCAAACAAATAAGAAAGATGATAAATAGTGTATTCGTGGGAAATTCAACAACTTATGGAACTACGAAACTACTTAATAACCGTTAAAGATTTTATAAATGTGACAAGCACATCACCGCAAATATACTTACTATGTTATAATTATAACGATGATACTTATTATTGGAAAACAAACGATAATTATGAATGGAATTTTAAAGTAAGGTGATAATATGGAAAGTTCTGTAGATGATGACGATATAGAGTTTTTAGATCCAATTGATGATGATATATGAAAAGGAGATGAAATTATGGAAAATGAAGAATTAGAAATTCAAGACACTTTCAACGAAATAGATGTAAGAGAAGAATTAGTTGAAGGAGGCGATACTGATGTACAAGATACAGAAGACATTACCGAATAGAGGTAATAAGTTTTATAATAATGGAGATAATGGTGGTTATTCTTGGTGTATAACAGGAAAACCTACTGTAGATGGACTAAATGTATTATGTAATTGCGTAGGTTGGGCTTGTGGCCGTTTCAATGAAATATATTCTAATGAAACAGGTTATCAAGGTATGAAATACAAAGAACTATGTTGTAATGCTGAAAAGTTTTATAATAAAGCAAAAGAAATAGGACTAGAAGTAAGACAAGAACCTACCAATGGTGGAATAATGGTATGGGAAGGTAAAGGCTCATTAGCAGGACACGTCGCTTCTGTCGAAAAAGTAATAGATAGTAATAGAACGTTTACAAGTGAAAGTGGCTATAATCATTTTGATTTTGAAAACTGTACTAGAACTAATGATAATGGAAACTGGGGATTAGACACAAGATATTTTAAATATCTAGGTTGTATAGTAA